TTTTACTATTTTAGAAAATCCTTTGACCTTATCAAACTGTATCACATTTTCAAACTTATCATTTAAATCTGACTTATGTGATATCACAAAAATATTTGCTCCCTTTATTATATATCTAATAATCTTTAAAAATTCATCTGTTCCAAATCCATCAAGAGAACTATCAAAAATCTCATCAAGAATAAGAAGATTAGTATTAACAGAATTTTTTACCCTTGCAACTTCTCTCCATGTGAAGAGTAGTGCTAAATCAATCCTCATCTTCTCACCTTCACTGAAAGAACTGTATGAAAAATCTTCATGTATTGGAGATTTTACAGTCTCTTTAAACTCCTCATCTAAGGTAAAGTTAATGTAGAAATCCATCAATTGTAGATATCTATTGACTTGTTGATTGATGAAGGGTAAGTATTTTTTAATTATTTTTGTTTTAACACCATCGTCTTTGAGTAGGGAATATGCAAAGTCGTGATGATTAATATCTTCTCTTTGAACTGCAAGTTCATCGATTGTATTCTTAAGATTACTTTTAAACTCTTTTAGTTTTTCATGTTCAGTATTTCTGTTTTTAAATTGCTCGGTAGTAATTTGAATTTCTGATTCAAGATCTCTGATTTGTCTTTGGTTGACAGAGATGTGAGTATTGTTTTTAG